AAAGTATTTAGAAATAGCTTAATTATATTTTGTAAAAATAGTATATATGAGTTGACAAACCTTGATTCTACTCCTATAATTAAATCAGTAACTAAAAATATTGGTTGTGTAAGTGGAAACTCAATTCAAGAGATAGGTGGAGATTTAATATTCTTAGCACCTGATGGATTAAGAACAGTTGCTGGTACAGCTAGAATTGATGACGTTGAATTAGGTTCTATATCAAGAAAAATTTTACCATTAATAAATGACTTATTAAATAATTTTGGTATATATACAATATCAAGTATTGTAATTAGAGAACGAAGTCAATATAGATTATTTTATTATAAAACAGGTGAAGCTGATTCTGGTCAAAGAGGAATCATTGGTACATTTAAATATAGTGCAGAAGGTATACCTGCTTTTGAATGGAGTCAAACAAAAGGCTTACCTGTAAAATTTTGTACTTCAGATTTAAATAGTTCAGGTACAGAAGTTATTTATCATGCAGATGAATCTGGTTATGTTTATCAACACGATGTTGGTAATAGCTTTGATGGTAATAATGTAGTAGCAGAATTTCAAACACCAGACATGGACTATGGTGATAATGGTTTAAGAAAAAGTTTATATAAAGTAAAAGCTAACATTGAAGCTGAAGGAACTCAAAACGATTTATTATTAAGAATAAGATATGATTTTGATAATTCAGAAGTTCCTCAACCTAATAATTTTTCAGTAGGAAATTTAAATTCACCAGCTTTATTTGGAACAGCAGTATTTGGTGCAAACGTATTTGGAGCAGCTATCTTACCAAGTAAAAGTATATTAGTTAATGGAAGTGGTTTTTCTAATAATTTTAAATTTTTTAGTGATGACACTAATGCACCTTATTCAGTTAACGGAATGTTCGTTTCATTTATAGCAGGAGGAAGAAGATAATATGGCAGGATATACTAGACAGAGTTCATTATCAGATGGTGATATAATATCAGCATCATTATTTAATAATGAATACAATCAACTCTTAGCAGCATTTAATAATTCAACAGGACATAAACATGATGGTACTTCTTCTGAAGGACCTGTTATAGCTTTAATTGGAGATGCAGGATTACAAACACCATTAAACAAAGTTACTATTGATACATCAAATAATGAAATTGAATTTTCAATTGATGTTAGTAGTGTATCAACTGAACAATTTAAAATTATTGATGGTGCAATTGTACCAACAACAGATAATGATATTGATTTAGGAACATCATCTTTAGAATTTAAAGATGCCTATTTTGATGGTACAGTAAATTTAGATGCATTAGTTATTGGTTCAGCTACAGCAATTACAGATGTAGATACAGATTTAAATTCAGTATCAGCAAGTGATGATACCTTAGCTAGTGCTAAAGCAATTAAAACATATGTAGACGCACAAGTAACTGTACAAGATTTAGATTTTATAGGTGATACTGGTGGTGCTCAATCAATTGATTTAGATTCACAAACTTTAACTATTGCTGGTGGAACAGGTATTTCTAGTGTAGGTTCTGCTCAAACAATAACTTTAAATATAGATTCATCAGTTGCAACACTAACTGATACTCAAACTTTAGAAAATAAAACTTTAACAACTCCAACTATTTCTAGTATTTTAAATACTGGTACTCTTACTCTTCCAACATCAACAGATACATTAGTAGGTAAAGCAACTACTGATACATTAACAAATAAAACTATTGATGCTAATGGTACTGGTAACAGTATTACAAATCTTGAAGTTGCAGATTTAGCTTCAGGAGTTTTAGATACAGATTTAACAAGTGTCTCTGCTACAGATAATACTTTAGCTTCAGCAAAAGCTATTAAGACTTATGTAGATGCTCAAGTTGCAACAGCAAATGAATTAGCAGAATTAACTGATGTTAATATTACATCTCCAGCAGATGCATCATTATTATTTTATGATACAGCTACATCTAAATGGATTGACAATGTAGTATCAGGAGATATTACTATTGCTGATACAGGTGTTGCTGCTATTAGTTCTGGTGTAATTGTTAATGCAGATATTAATGCTAGTGCTGCAATTGATGCAACTAAGATTCATGATGGCTCAATATCAAATACAGAATTTGGATACTTAAATGGTGTAACAAGTAATATACAAACTCAACTTACAAGTTTAGATACACTTAAAGCACCTTTAGCTTCTCCAACATTTACAGGAACAGTTTCAGCTCCTACTCCTACAGCAGGAGATAGTTCAACTAAAGTTGCTACAACAGCATTCGTTACTAATGCAGTAGCACTTGAAAATGAATTATCTGAAATGAATGATGTTGCAATTACTTCAGTTGCAGATGCTGACTTCTTAGTATATGATAGTACATCTACTAAATGGGAAAATCAATCTATATCTGGTGATGTTAGTATTACTAATACTGGAGTAGCTTCTATTAATTCAGGAGTTATAGTTAATTCAGATGTTAATGCATCAGCAGCTATTGATGCAACTAAAATACATGATGGGTCAGTTACTAATACTGAATTTGGATATATTGGAGGTTTAACTTCTGATGCTCAAACACAATTAAATGCAAAATTAGAAAATGTAGTTGAAGATACCACACCACAACTTGGCGGAAACCTAGATTTAAACTCAAACAATATTACAGGCACAGGAAACATTGATAATGTAGGAACAATCACTACAGATGGATTAACTGTTGCTGGTAATGTTAGTGTAGATGGTGGCACAATCAAACTAGATGGTAATTATCCTGTAGGTGCTGATAACGTAGCTTTGGGAGACACTGCTTTAGATTCAAATGTAGGTGGTGGTTATAATACAGCTATAGGTTCAAAAGCATTAACAGCAAATACAACTTATTGGAATACTGCTGTAGGTTTTGAGGCTTTATGTGATACTACATCTGGTGCAACAAACACAGCTGTTGGTGCAAGAGCCATGTGTGATAATACAACAGGTGGAAATAATGTTTCTGTAGGCTATAGTTCAATGTCTAAAAATACAACAGGTGGAGACAATACTGCTATTGGTCAAGGTTCTTTAATATCTAATACGACAGCTTCAAACAACACCGCTGTTGGTAAATCGTCTTTATCAGCTAATACGACAGGTCAATACAATATTGCTATAGGTACCTCTGCATTATGTGCAAACACTACAGCTTCTAATAATATAGCTATTGGAGTAAACTCACTTTGTTCTAATACTACAGCAAGATTTAATGTTGCTTTAGGTGACGTAACACTAAGAGATAATACAGGTGGTCAATATAACACAGCTATTGGTTATTCGGCTTTATGTTC